TACGTATTGTCTCTGGCCGTCTACATCGAAGAGGAATGAAAGCCTGTACACGTTCCCAGGGCTTAGCGAGCTCATGTAGAGATTCAGATAGTTTCCCTTCTGATCGTAAGACAGTCGGGTATATTCCAGGGTACCTGTGCTGAAAGGGACCACGACCTCGTCGGTGCGATCGTTGGTGATCCGCCAATAGGCCTTGGTCATGACAGATCCGTTGGCATCGAGTGAAGCGGTGAGCACTCGAGCGGGGTTGTAGTCATGAGGACGGATGAACAGATTCAGTCTCACCAACTCGTCATCCTCATACGTGTCTCGGAGGTTGGTCACACTGACGAAGTACTTCTTGGGAGACACGTCTGTCACATTCAGATTGTCACCAACTCCGAACGTACCAGTCATGAGTCCGACGCCAGGATTGGCGAGATCGAACCAAATGTCGTTGAAGATCGATCCTGAGTAACTTCCGGAAGGCAGAGTGAACGAAGCGCTGTATGTTCCCGGAGCAACCCACGAACCCGTGACGACCAGAAGTGAGGATGAGGTGTCTGTGATTCGAACACCGATCGATCCCGTCCCAACAAAAGGAAGATCCTGCAGCTGGCCGTGGACGACCCGGCGAAGGAACAACGAGCCTGGCACATCGAACAGGAAATTGTTTCGATCGTCTCTCAGCGAATCATCCCAGCGAGCCTCAAGGTACGGTCGCTTGTCCTTGAAGAACGTGTTTCTTCCGTGGAACATCTTCACGAAGTAGTTCTGGAAATCTGCCTCCTGTGAGGAGGACAACCTCACCATGAGACCGTTGTTCGTGACTCCACCCGAGATCCAGGACTGGACGATGTCTGTCACATCGACTTCAAGGTTCTCCCGTCCATCGTCGAAGTGTGTAGTGGCGATTGCGCCGACCGTGTCACCTCCCCGCGCGGTCCAATACACGTTGGACTTCGCCTTGACCCAGTTGGCTACGCCTTTGTCGGAGAAGGCATCAACGTCCCGGCCCTTTCCCTCATCCCAGCTTTGAGAGAGAGCTTGAACTTCGACATCAAAGCTGGAGGGCGTCGTCTTCTTGTGCTCGGCGTCCGTCATCTTCAGGAAGTAACTGACTCCTGAAGATGGCAGGTTTGGAATCGAGAGCAGACCGCTGAGATCGAATTGAGTGAGGACCCGTGCGATGCTGGCGGTCGCAGGAACTCCGATCGCTCCCGACATCGGGGCGACCTTATAGAGATGCAGGATCTCGGACGCACCGAAGTTCGACCCGGTCCGCTGAACGCCGTTCAGCTGGTAGTCCGTGATGAACGTGTCCTTTTGGGCGAAGATTCGGTAGATCATCTTACTTGGACTCCCCGTTGATGTCTTTGTTCGGGTACTTGATCTCGAAGATCTTACCCTCAGGGCAGTACAGGATTCCGTTCTGCGTCCAGGCCTGCGTGTCAAACCGGACAGACCGTCCCGTGTTGTCCTCGTAGAGAAGTCCGTCCATGTTTCCAAAGACGTTCTTGATCTTCAAACTGTACACCGAGATGACTCCCACGACGTTCTGCAGGAGAGACGAGAGATCAGAGAGAACGATTGGTTGAGCAATCTGCATGTTGTCGACGCTCAGGTGTTCCTTGATGACGTTCAGGCACTTGGCAAGAACCTCTGTCCTGTTGAACTTCGGCGAGACGACCACTCCGAAATCCACACGGAGATTGATGATGTCTGAACGGAGGATGTTGATTCCGTCTGTGAGCATCCGGTACGGAGCCAGGTACCGCTTCAGGTTGTTGATGAGTGTCGGGGTTGCCTGCGCCAGATTTCCGTTCTCATCCTTGGCAAGGACGTGGATGTCCAAAGCCAGAGCGTTGATCGCATCTCGATGGACCAACGCTTTCTCGATCTTTCCGAACTTGGCCGGCATCGAATACACTCGGGCGATGTAATCTTCTCGGGTAACTGCACGATTCTGAGCGGCGAAGAAAGCCGGGCTGTTCGCCTTGATTTCAGAGATCGTCTCCTCCGGAGCCCCACCCTCAGTCTTCTTCACGTTCAAGCATTCGATCGATCCAACGACATCTGACCTCTGTCCAGGATTCAAGCCAGTGACGGTGAAATCCAACAGAGCAGTGTTGACAGACTTGATCGATCCCGGAGGAACGTTCGTCTGCGCACCACCACCGACTCGGTAGTCGATGCTCAGAGTCGTGTTGTGTGGACTCAATCCAAGTGTGCTGGTCTTCAGGAAGTTCTGGGGATCAAGCGAGAACGATGTGAAGTTGCTTCGCCCGGAGATGGGAAGAGCAAAGTCTGAGACGTTAGGAATCAGCTCGTCATCAAAGTTCAATCCGTCTCCCGATCCGAAGATCAGAGACGTCTTATTGGTGGTCGGATCACGATCGACCACGAAACGTCGTGGGACGGGACGAAGCTTGAGGACGTACGGGACAGTGGCAGAGTCCGCGTCGTCGTTCACAGAAGCGTCAAACACGACCTCCTGAGGAAGGTAGTCGACCTGGTACCAGTTGTTTCCGTCGGAGTCGTTGACGGAAAGAATCTCGACGACATCCTCTCCGGCAAGCTCGACGGTCTTGAACTGCTCAAAAGATCCGATCTGGACGACGTCGGTCACGGTCTCTGCTGCGATGACCTCCACATCCTTCCTCAAGGCGAAGTGAGTCGGAAGTCCCGTGGTTGTGTCGTACTGTGAGCCTGTGACAAGTCGGATGGTTGACGTGTTTTCGGTGGGAGCTGAAGCGCTGAAGATGATGTCATTCAGAGTTTCGAAGATGACTCCGTTCGGTCCCTGGAGCTTCGATGAAGCATGCATGATGGGAGAGTATGCTTCATCAGGCACCCGGGCTCCGTTCACGGTGGTGGCTGGAACTTCACAGAACACCGAGACGATTCCTCGAGCTGACCGCTTTCCAGATGGTCGGTATCCAAGTCTCTTGGCGAATGAGGTGACGTTCTCGATCTGCCTCGCCGACTCCTGCTTCATTTCCTCGAACTGCATGTCCTGGTAGAATGAAAGCACGTCACCGATGTAGGCGGTGAGTTCCAGCAGCGCCATACCAGGTGAGGTCTCGTTGAAGTCCTGGAAGACCCCTGAGTGGTGGGCCTTGGTGAACTCCATGAGGTCGCGCTTGCTGTTCTGGAAGTCGCGTCCGAGGTATTTGATCGCCCTTTCTTTGAAGTTGATTGACACGTCTTCTTCTCCGTTATTGCGTCACGATGACTTCAAGACGACTTGAGAGGTCTGGTTTGGACACGAGTCCGAACTCGATGTTCACCTTGACGCCGTTTTCTGGTACGTTCGGATCATCTTCCGATAGAAGAATGTTCAAATTCTGGACGACTACGAAAGGAAGCCAGGTCTCTACCTGGTTCGTGACTCGGTCTGCCATCCTGGATTTCAGCTCATCCGCGTGGAGAGTCTCGAAGAGGAACTCCTTGAAATTGCAACCCAAAAAGTAGTGGTTGACCCTCTCACCCCAGTTCGTGAGAAGGAGAGACTTGAGGTCCTCACGGACGGCGGCCACCTCGCCCTCGGTCGTCTCGAAGTAACCGATCGAGCCTGTAGATTTAGAAAATGGAAGTGTGAAACCGATGGGCATGGATCGTCCTCTCGGATAAGTAGGACAACCTCTTAGATTCTACCCACTCAGGAAATCGGAGCTTTGGCCACAACAACGGGCGGGACAGCAGTCGTCGTGGTCATTGCCGTTGCTTTCTTTGAGCCTGTATCCAGAACTCCTGCCAGAAGATCGCAGAAAGCTGGAATTTCATTTGGAGCAGTTTTGGCGAGGTCGCCGGCCGGACCTGCAAGAAGACCTCTAACTCCACTCTTCACTCCAGAAATACCACTCCCACTGGCTGGGTTTTTGGGAATGAACCCTGCACCTGCGAATGAGACGCCGTCCCAATAGTCTTTCAGACCTTGTTCCCATCCGTCGAAATGGTCCGCACCCTTCAAGGCAGACGCAACCTTGCTACCATCTCCACCTGAAGCAGCCATGCCTGAGCAGAGGGCTGCGGAGGCGTATGAGTGGTAAGCCTTCCCCAGATCGTCCGCCAACGCCGAAGTGATCTTGGGCACCTTGACGTCAGTCGGGGAGGTGACCGCCTTCTGCTTAGTGAAAGCTGCGGCAAGTGCGGACGAGAGAGTGGCTTTGACGAGCGGCATGTTAGGCTGGCGACAGAGCTGACTTCCACGCTTGGTACTTCGTCTTGACATCGACAGCGGGAGTCGGAGGAAGGGTCGGGGTACTTGGACCGACGGCCGTCATGTGCTGATGTGTGGTGGCGAACGTGTCGATCTTCTCAAACAGTTCATCCCAAGGTTTGCCACAGCCACCTACCAGGTTGATCTTTGGAGAATCGATCTTCACAAGTTTTCCGTCCATCGTCAGGATTGTTTTGTCGATGGTGATGACAGCTTTCTTGTCGTCCATCTCGATAGTGTCCTTCCCCATCGTGATCGTGATCTTCTTGTCTTCGATGACGAGGGTGGCAGGTCCATCTTGGAAACTGAATTTGATCTTCTTCCCGTCCATGAACAGGAAGTGCTTCTCGTCGTCGTTGGCGCAGATCTTGATGTCTTTGCGTCCGACGATACGGATGAGATCAGATTTCAGAATGGCAGCGGGAAGATCCTTCTGTTCCTTCTCGACGCTCGTCAGACCCAGGTTCTCATCGACCTTGGATTTCCTAGTCAGGTACAGAAACGATTCATCCTTGGCCAGGTCAGGGTCCTCTGCACCCCGTCCAGCGATGAGATGGATGGTGCCGGCACCCACACCCTTTCCGTCAGCATCGACATGTCCGATGCCGTCCTTGATAGAGGCAGGACCTTTCTTGGCACGATCAGTTCCCATGATGATGATCGTGTTGTTTGATCCTTCGAACACCTGATCGCCGTAGCGTCTGGTGAACTTCGGAACCTTCTCGACGACGACGTCAGCAGACATTCAAGTTCCTCAGGAGAACAGAGAGCTCAGCTTGTTTCCGGGAGTGGTCTCAGCAGCGTCTGAGTCCTTGTCAAATTTCTTTTCATCTG